CCTATTCAAAAAAATTATACCTTTGTGTTTATATAACTTTGTAGACTGTATATATTTATACCTAAAAGAACCATAAAAATTGTGTTTAAGAATACATGGTTTGCAAAAAGGCTTCTTGAACCTTGGAAAAATGGTATTAAAATTATAATTACAATGAACCCTAACACCAAATAATTTTTCTTTAAATCCAAAGGTGGAACAGGAGGTAAAGGTGGCCCTGGTATAGGTGGTGGTGGAGAAGGTGGAGTAGGACCAGGTGGCACTACAGGTGGTGGAGTTGGCTTAGGTGGCACTACGGGAGGTGGAGTTGGCTTAGGTGGCACTACAGGTGGCACTACAGGAGGTGGAGTTGGCGGTGGTGGCACTACAGGTGGCACTACAGGTGGTGGAGTTGGCTTAGGTGGCACTACGGGAGGTGGAGTTGGCTTAGGTGGAGGTGGTTTTGGAGCAGGTTTAAACACACAGTTCACATCGTTTTTAATGTTATCTATGGACACATCCCTATCTTTAACAATGTTGAATATAACATCACAGAAATTGTCTGGACAAGAAGGGTTTTCAACATCTGTTGTTTGAAGGTATGATTGTGGGTTGGCGCAAGGGGTGAACCAACAACCATCATTTATAACTTTTCCAACTTTAAGGCTGCGATAGACCTCGTTTAAAGATCTATTGACACACTTGCAGTCTGGTGTGTTGTTGACCGCACAATAGTTTTGAACCACCGTGTCTTGAACGTTTTTAGGTTGTTGGTTAAACCAACCACGACACAGCTCACCATCTTTACCGGTCGACTTTAACCTTGAACACTTTGTCATATTTTTACCGGTATCTGGGTCTACGACACATGTATCTGAAGATTGTTGACAAAAGTTTGCCACTATGGTATTAAAGTCACCATGAGTTCCAAACTTTTGTTTAAAATTGTCAATTTGGTCCATAGTATTGACCTTGTTGACGTCGTATATACATTTAAGGTTAGGACCCTTACCATTCCACGTCACTTTTGAAAGCGGGTCTCTTTTATGGGAGTCTACACCTATAAAACATTCGTTTTTATCTGGTTTTGCACAACGCCTTTTATTTGGACATGTGAAACAACAGGCTTCGTGGCCATACTCCCAATCATCCATACTGTCTGTCTTGCTACATGGTCTTATTGTAGTAGTAAAGGCACAAGTAAAGCAACTACATGGCTGCCCGGTATCATAACTAGTTTTAGTGGATTTTTGAACGGTGAACCCATTTACAATAGAAGTCATTTATTATCTACCATTATTAACACTTTTTTAAATATATTTAATTAAAGGTAGAAATGACCTCGTTTTAACCCTTCCAGACCCAACATCCACGTCCTACGGGCTTATTGGTCAATTTGGGCCTCGAAGGGTTAATAATAATAAACGATAGATTTTAATGGCGTTTTTTAACCATTAAAATCTAATGAAATATCACATTTGAATTATGGTTGCATGTACCACATGTTGGAGAACAGTTACCAGCCACAACGCAACTATTGTTGTAAGATCGACAGTCATACTTGTCGCCGCACTCGCACATTGGAGGAAACCTCGTGTTTCCATACTCGTAACAGTGACTTGTTAGACAATTTGGAACATGTGTTTTAGGTCTGAGAATAGGTTGAATTAATGGTTGAAATCCGGGTATTCTACAGTTCGGACCATGGTATAAACCACCTATCGCTCGTATTGGTCCTGGATAGTGTGGGAACGGGCTTAATTTGTTAGCAATTTCAAGGTCAAAACTTGTTTGTGGTTGGATCATAGCTATTAACCACTTATCATTTGTCGATTGTTGGGGTAATGAACCATTGTTTAAAACTGTGGCTTGAGACATCTTTATTTTCTCTTTTTCTCAATAATAAAGATGCCTGTAAAAACCAATAGTTTTATCATTAGAAAAGTCGAACATGAGTTTGGTTTAACCAAAATTAAACCAAGGTTTCCTAAGATGCTCGAGTTGTACCTTGAATTGTTAATAAATAAAAAAAAAGTTAATGGTTCATTGGCAGCAGAAAAATATATACATCGTTACGAGCCTATAGTTTCGAGCGAAGATTCGATTGGTGGTGGTGGTTTTAAAGCGGTACCAAGAATAACTTCGATTAAAGAACCTAACCAACCATCCACCGAACGAAAAGGTACCTTTATGTGGGAATCGTCCGATTCAATGGAGCCTTCTCCCATTCTAAAACGTAAAGTTGTTAGACCCGTTAGCAGTTCACCATTAGCAGCTTCTATATCGTCGGAGCGTTATCGTAAGGTTAAAAGGTCCATTTTATCTTCTTCTAAGGTTAAGAATGAAGAAAACAACCACGCAAATAAAGAAAGTAATATTAAGGAACATCAAACCGTAATTCCGCCCGTAAAAGAAATTAAAAAGGTTTATGGCGATGAAAGATCAAATGTAAAAACTTTTGGAAATGAATACTCTAGGGATGAAGATGACCAAAAACGAGAGCTGTTATTTAAATTTGACCGACTGAAGAAAACATACCCTAAAGTTCATATACCCAACTTTAACATGATGTCTAACCACTTGGATATGAAGAAGACGTACGACCATACCTTAAAAAATTTAGCGGTAGATTCGACCGTAGAAACATACAAGTCGTATTTAATGATGGGATTTATGGGTTGTGAAATTGTTTTGGGTAAAATAGGGTTTGATATGGAGGGTTATACCCAACAACAAACATTGTACATGAGCAAGTATGAAAAGCTCCTTATAGAGCTAGGGGAGAAATCATATGTGCCTTCGGCTGTAAGTAGTTGGCCCGTTGAAATAAGATTAATGGCTCTGGTGCTCTTTCAAACCACAATATTTGTTGTGTCTAAAATTATCGCCAAAAAGACCAATGTTAACCTTTTGCAAATGTACAATAGCGTTAATGGTGTTTACGAGTCACAAAGTCGAACTCCAAAAGTTTATAGTAGTGGATTTGTTAGTGGTGGTAGTTCACCTTTAACTTTTATTCCTAAAACAAAAAGGACAGTTTCAACCACATCAGAAGGTAGGATGAGAGGTCCTTCAGCGACAAAAGATTAATTTTTTTAAAGCTTGTTTTAAGCTTTAAAAAAACGATATTTAGGATTTTTGAACTAACTTTATTTCTGGTCTCAGTTTACCTAAAATCTGTTGTAAGATTGGAAACTTTAATTTTCTATCTTTCTTGACGTTGAACACTTTTTTCTTACAAATTTTTAATGGTGTAACTCATCATTAAAAATTTAACACGCAAAAATTCTTGTTGTACCCGTAAACTCTTTGCGACACAGTGGACATTTAGTCAACAAACTGTTTTTAGAACAAGAAATACAGGTTGCCAAGTGGTTACATGGGGCAAAAGCCACATTTCTGAGGTGTGTCAGACAAACTACACATGTAATCTTAGTTTCTAAATTAACAAGGTTTGTTTTAACCTCAGAAATTTCTTCTGGTGTATGGTGGTCTTCGTTTATCATTAATTTTGGCACTTGTTCATCTTCTTCGTTTGGTATTCTTTCAACCTTTTTATTTTCGGATGGTTCCTTTCTCTCCGATAGGTTGTTTAAAGCATTAAATATATGTAATATTGGATCTAAGGCGTCATCCGTTCTAATTTGGCTCAAAATAAACCCTAAAAGTTCTTCTTCGAATTCTTCCGATGTATCGTTATCGTCTGTGTGGAGGATATAATCTATAAAATCTTGCTTTCTCATTCTAGACAAATTTCTACCATTATAACCAGTTCTATCCAACCCCCTATTTAGAGCCATATTTTTCAGAGTCGTTTTATCACACCGCTTTAGTTCAATTTCGTCCATTTATTAGTTTAATACTTGTATATGAATTATATTTTTATCAAAACGATGGTTGAATTCAACCATTTTCTAGATAATAAAATCAAAATTATAATGGTTTCGAACGACTTTATCTAAGTACGCGAAGGGGAATTCCTTCCTCAACATTAAAAACCTTTGAAAATGGTTCCGAATCACCATTAAACACGTAAAATAATATAAACCAGCCGAGTATAAGTAATGGTATACCTAAACCATCGACAATATTATTTTCTCGTTGAAATGGTAGTACAGCGTATTCGGAAAACACAATAAGGAAGCTTGCCACCACAATTAAAACGATATCTTTTAGAGAATATTTAAGGCTTATAAGAGCCACCAAAGCCGACAACAATACTGAACAGGAAATTAATGGTAGTTTAGGTTGAAAAACAAAACCTTCTTCTTTAAACTCAAAAACAGCCCACAACACACTCACCAAAGCAACCGAAAGAATAGAATTTTTAAGGATTCTGTTGCCTTTATGTTTCAGACTCAAACATACAGATACTATCAACCATCCAAATACATAAAGAGCAACACCAAAGTACTTGCACGCGTTCAACACTGTCTTGGTTGGAGAGTCGTTGTATTTGTTGCGATAGTAGTCTATAATATATTTTTCTCCACCAAACCTAAAACACAGTCCAAATACAACAAGTCCAACCGCTACAGTATAAATCACGGTATATGTTTTCTCTTGAATCTTCATTTATTAGTCGCAAAATTTAAGTTGTATTGACTATACAAGTCAAAAAACACACAATCCACAGAAAATTGAACTTCCAGAGATAATTTAAGTTAAAATAAAGATGGATATACATTATGGTCCAAGAGACGAATCTTTTACAGATTTATTAAAAAGTATTTTAAAATACGCAGAGTTAGATGAACCATCAATAAAGAAATATGTTAATAGTCAAACTCTACCTTTTTTTAATATGGCTTTTACGAGTAGTAGTGCCGACGAACAGTACAACTATGAACCATTTGAACAAATGGGTGACTCAACCATTGGAAAGTTTATTGTATGGAGTTCCTATGAAAAGTTTCCACAGCTTAGAGGTAAGTCTGAAGCTGTGGAAATTGTTGCTCGAATGAAGATTAATTTAGGGTCAAAAGATAACCTTTATCAGATAGCAGAAAATTTGGGGTTTTGGCCTTTTATATCAGCTTCCGAAGAGCTTAGACTTAGAGCAAAAAAAAAACTTTTAGAAGACGTGTTTGAAGCATTAATTGGAGTAATTGAATTTGTAATCTATGATTATTCTACACCTAACCATAGTCAACCCGGATTGGCATATCAACTGATATATTCAATTTTGTTAAAGTTATTTGAACCATATACTTTGAAAATCGATTATAACACTTTAGTTGATTCAAAAAATCGACTTAAAGGTGTGTTTGACCAATATAAAGACACATTGGGCTCTGAAGCTGTGTACAAGACCGAAAGGGTGGTAAAGAACGATAAAAATCTATTTATTTCAAAAGTATATGACTCTTCAAATAATTTGCTTGGAGAAGGTGCTGCAGCACTTAAAAAAGACGCCGAAAAGAAGGCTTCTGAAATGGCTATAATTAACCTCGAAAGAAAGGGATTCAAAAAAATAATTCCAAGCTTGTATTCGACCTTTTAAATATAAATTTTTAATGCTCTAGCAGAGCATTAAAGCGCAGAAAATTGAAATTTAAATAAGAAAAAAATATTAAAAATAAAGATGTATTCTAACCATTATTTTAATTTCATAAAAAATAACCCAGATAAGCCGTGGGATTGGAAATGGTTATCTCAAAACCCCAATATTACTTTTGATATTGTACTCAAAAACCCAGATCAGCCGTGGGATTGGGGGCGGTTATCTCAAAACCCCAATATTACTGATGTTGTACTCAAAAACCCAGATAAGCCGTGGAATTGGGCATGTTTATCTCAAAACCCCAATATTACTGTGGTTGTACTCAAAAACCCAGATAAGTCGTGGGATTGGAAATGTTTATCTCAAAACCCCAATATTTTTGATGTTGTGCTCAAAAACCCAGATAAGCCGTGGAGTTGGGGTTGGTTATCTGGAAACCCCAATATTACTTTTGATGTTGTACTCAAAAACCCATATAAGCCGTGGAATTGGGGGGGGTTATCTCAAAACCCCAATATTACTTTCGATATTGTACTCAAAAACCCAGATAAGCCGTGGGATTGGGGGTGGTTATCTCGAAACCCCAATATTACTTTTGATGTTGTACTCAAAAACCCAGATAAGCCGTGGGATTGGGGGCGGTTATCTCGAAACCCCAATATTACTTTCGATATTGTACTCAAAAACCCAGATAAGCCGTGGAGTTGGGGTTGGTTATCTGATAACCCCAATATTACTTTCGATATTGTACTCAAAAACCCAGATAAGCCGTGGAGTTGGCGTTGGTTATCTGAAAACCCCAATATTACTTTCGATATTGTACTCAAAAACCCAGATAAGCCGTGGAGTTGGTATTGGTTATCTCAAAAGCCCAATATTACTGATGTTGTACTCAAAAACCCAGATAAGCCGTGGGATTGGGATTGGTTATCTAAAAACCCCAATATTACTTTCGATATTGTACTCAAAAACCCAGATAAGCCGTGGGATTGGGAATGGTTATCTCAAAACCCCAATATTACTTTCGATATTGTACTCAAAAACCCAGATCAGCCGTGGGATTGGAGGCGGTTATCTCGAAACCCCAATATTACTGTGGTTGTACTCAAAAACCCAGATAAGTCGTGGGATTGGTGGCGGTTATCTCAAAACCCCAATATTACTTTTGATGTTGTGCTCAAAAACCCAGATCAGCCGTGGGATTGGAGGCGGTTATCTCAAAACCCCAATATTACTTTTGATGTTGTACTCAAAAATCCAGATAAGCCGTGGGATTGGAGGCGGTTATCTCAAAACCCCAATATTACTTTTGAT